ATTTATATCATAATTCTTAAAATCTCCTTCTATTTTCTTCCTTGATAAATTTTTAAGAATTTTTCCTGCTTGTTTATGCATGTCTATTCCAATAGCAGCTCCAATACAATAACCATATTGGAGTAAGTGCGAGAAGAACGGACCTAAAAACATTTTATGCACAATATAACTTACTATATCCTTAGCATAAAACACTCTAGTTTTTCCAAACTTCTTTATGTCTCGCGCTTCATCTTTCAAACACGCTTTATAAACAGGATGACATCTTTTACCCTCCAAATATCTTAATAGCATAGCACACACGGCTTCTTCTAAGTGAGGATTGGTATATCTAATATCATCATAAATCAATGGTAAATATCGCGATTTTTTACCGGGCCAACCATAACCAGCAGCAGTTGAAACATTCATTCTCCGAACGTAATCATCTATTTCAGAACCGTTTATAGTAGTTTTTACATCGTAAGGATGTAATTTAACAACACTATTACGGGAAAATTCCTCAACTAACTTCTGGGTTAATTCACGAACACATCTCTCTAATCGTGGTCTAAACAAACTAGGTTTGTTTTGATTCATCACTATTATTGCTTCATTGTACGGATTATAATAATTATCTTTTATCATACAAGGATGCATAAGAGGTGGTCCGTAAATCTTATCTCGAACATAAGCAAATTCCTCAAACATGATAACATCCAACTCTCCAACATCAACTTTTGTAGCTTTAACATTGCTCTTCTGGTTGATATGGACACTATCCAGTGTTCTTCCAAATAGCCCTAAATTGTCCAAATTATAGTAATTTGTACAAGATTTAGTGCCCACGGGAACAGTTTCAGGGATGTTTTCTACACATTGAGAAACTACTTTCATGAGACCTCTACCATTCAATTCTTCGACTTTCATTTTTAATGCATTCCCATCGATAAAACATGAATATGCCAGTTTAGTATTCTCTCTTGCGGACGTATGGGTACCAAGAATACAACTGCCTTTTCCAACCATACCTAATAATGGTTGTCCACATTTTCCTTTCTCTGCATTTGGCCATGAATAATTATACCATTTATGTAAGGTAACATTGGCATAATCATCTTCCATCTCTTGAATGCTGTTCACATAATATGATTTTAATTTATCTCCATCAATCATAGAATCGGAACAGTGAGGTCCTACATCTCCACAATGAAAATGAGATAGTATATCGGTAAAATCAACACGTGATAACTTAACTAATACTATATCATCTTCTACTAGTGTATAATCATCGGGGGTTATAGTAGATTCCGAATATTGATCTGTTTTTTCTCTTACTCCAGCTTTTCTAACTCGCAGCTTAAAATGTGTCTTGCCAGACATTAAATGTACATTCATTATAGCTAAATTGTTGCATACGCCTAAAATAAAACATGTCCTTCTAAAGGTACCACAATCTATAGTTGTGTATCTAACATTTCTCTGTACTTTAGCCCATAATGATTCCAAATTAGAAGTGTGAATTGGAATATAATTGTTAGTAAAAGTATTCCATATCGTACCGTCATTATTATATTTTCTATAATATGAAGTGCCAGCTTCGACCATAGTTTCAAGACGCTTAGTTTCCTCGTTTCCTTCCTCAGAAACTTGTGTCTTAGGCTTACCAGGTGGATTCATTGTTAAATACAACAACATACCAGTCCCTATAGCTAACGAAGCAGCTCCTAAAAATTTATAAAATTTATAATGTTCTGGTCTCATCAATAACGGAAAATCAAAATCTACATATATCATTTTCTTTCTCTGTTGCGAAGCATACGTGCTACGACTAGCAGCATATTCCTCTAAATTGTTCAAACTGTCTACCATAATCTTACCTCTAATGTAGTACCAATTTAAATAACATACCAAACAGATTTGAAACATGACGTTAAAATTTAAAATTCTAAACATGTAAAATATGATTTGTAATACTATACACAATAATATGCGATGCCAATTAAAGACCAAAATAGATTCTTCCTTAATATTATCTTTAATTTTTCCAGTCATAAGTTTTAAACTTTTAGCAAGAAATGCATAAAAGTATTGATCCTTATATGTACTAAAAATATTTGCATAGTGCTGTGTTTTCCCTCCAGTAATTAATCTCCTAAGCAAAGGTTGGTGTGGTACAAAAACTCTTTCGCGCTCTATAATTTTCTCTTCTTTTG